ATCAGATAAAATATCAAAAACTATATTTGTTTTATTAGCTTTTTCATTAAGGTCCGCAATTTTTTCTTCAGTTTCCGCTATTTTTGTATTTAACTCCGCAACAGTTCCCTCTTTAAATAATCTATTAAGTTCTTTTTGATTATTTACTGTTTTCATTATTTCTACGGCTAAAGCACTAAAACCGATAACCGCTAGACCGATACCACTTTTAGCTAAAGCTATTTTAAAAGCATTAGCCGCAGCCGTTGCTTTAGCAAAACCGCCCGCCGTAGCGAATGCCATAGTTGTAGTCATACCTAAAGAACCGTTTGCCGCCATCGCCGCCATAGACATAGTTGCAAAACTTGCTTTTAACGCTATTACTTTTGCACTTACTAAAGCAAAAGCAGCCGTAAGTCCTTTAACACCCAAAGCTAATCCGGCTACTATAGCCGTAACTTGACCCGCTTCCGAATCGGAGAAATCTGCTAAAGCTCGAACAAATTTCGTTAATAACATCGTAGTTTCTAAAACTACCGGCCCTAATAAATCCCCTACCGCGATAGATAATTTTTCTAATTCATTATTTAATATTTTAAAAACCATCGTCGGGTCATCTGCCATAAGTTGTTTTAACATTTCCGAACCACCTTCTTCTATTTTCTTAAATGCTTTAACCATCACATCGGCGGTTATTTTTCCTTGTGCCGCCATATCCCTTAGTTGGCCGACCTCTACTCCTAATATTTCCGCAACGGGTGCTAATACAACCGACATTTGTTCGGCAATACTGTTAAATTCATCGCCCCTTAAAACTCCGGAACCTAAAGCTTGCGTTAATTGCCGCATAGCACCGGCTTGTTCTTGTGCTGATGCTCCCGACAATATTGCGGCGGTATTAAAACCGTTAAAGATCGTAGCAACATCTTCCATAGAAGTTCCCAACGGCCCTAAACGTGCTTGTAAATTAGTAACAGCTTCTAAAGCGTCGGTTGCACTTAATCCAAACTTCCTTTCCGCTTCGGCTGCTAAATTAAGGCTATCTCTAAACGTGCCATTTTCTTCAGTTAATAATTTTAGCCTAGTTTGTAGTTTTTCAAAATTAGCAGATGCAAAAACAGTTTGTTTAGCTAAAGCCGTAAAACCTACACCGACTAAAGCCGTTTTTAAACCACCAAACGCTCTTTGTAAAGTATTAGTTTGATTCTGGACACCCTTTAACGCTCTAGTCGCCTGACTCGTATCTACTCTTAGGGTTACTATACTTTCGGCCACTAATTAAATTAATTATTAATTATATATTACCGGTTTTTTGCTCTTTGCCGCAAAAGTTTCTCTTTTTCGTGTTTGTTTTCGTAATAAGCAGCCCAATAAATAAATTCTTCTTCGCTTAAACCTTTACGAAGTTCTTCTACGGTCTTACCTAATTCAGTTGCGAGGAAAAACTCAAAGTTAAGCCAGTTATTCCTCTTTATACTTTTTTTGCGGTATCTAAATCTAATTTAACTTCAAATAAAAATAGTTCTACGTCGTTTAAAACTTTTTCCGGCAATAATCTTTGTAAGTCGGGAACGTCGGCCATAGAAAAGAATTTAGTACCATCTTCTTTTTCGGCCATTTGACAAAGAAGTTGCGTAGAAACAACAAGAGCGTCATCAGTATTAGCGGCTTTTTGAGCTTTTTGCCTATCGTATCTAGTAAGGGGCGGAAAATATAAATCTATTTTACTTCCGTTTGGGGTTTCTAATTCATACTTACGTCTTTTAGACATTACGTCGCCGTAGGCTTCCGTAAGTAGGTCTATGCCTCTTTTAGTCATAAATTATTTTTTTAATTACCCTAATCTACTATATAGCTGAAGTTATGGCACCTGATGTTATAAACGAAACATTAACTACCTGAGTTTCTCCTAAAGTTGCACCGTATTCAGCACTCGTAATAATACCGGAAAAACCTATTTTTTTTGCGGAAGTACCTGAGTCGGGAAATAATTCAAATAACGCATCGGCAGCGTCACCAGTAGTTAAAACGTCATCTATAAAAGCTTGATAATCACTATTACCGGCTGTGTCATAAAGAAGCTCAACAGAACCCTCGCCAGAAACTAAACCACCGATAAAACTTTTAGCGGTATCGCCTTGAGCGGTAGTTTCGTGAGTGTCTTTGTTTATAGTTAAAGACCATGATCTTGTTCCCGCTACATCAGCTTCCGTGCCGGCTGCGTTATGGAACATAATCTTGCCTACATCTCCTCTAATAGCGGTAGCCATGACTTAAAAAATAATATTTATATTTATATTATCCTTTTTTAGAATTTATTGCATCTTTTTTAGAATTTTGTTGCGACTCAAAATACTTTCTGCATTCGGGGTCCCAATAATTAGCTTCTCTTCTTCCTTTTACGTGTTCGATAGCATCGAGCATTTCTTCGGTAATTTCTAATTTAGCCATAATTAAAGTGATTCAAATGTTTCAAATGTTATTCGTAGTTGGGTTACAAATTTACCTTCGGGTGCGACCGTAAGTATTTCTGGTCCAACCGCCGCGTCAAAAATAACACCGGAAACTGTAATTCTATTGTAAAGGTCCCTCAAACGTTTGCAAATAGTAAAATTTGTTCCCGACCCTATACCGTCTTCCGTAAATATATTTAAAACGACTAAACCGACTATAGAGTTTGAAGCATCTGTTTGATTTCCTTGAGCTATCATAGTTCCGCCGCCAAAACTTACCTCACATTGAACGAAACTATCTTGGCTTTTAGAATCAAAAGGCATATTAGAAAATACAACCGGAACCGCTGGACTACTTGCTAACTCTGTAGCTAACCTACTTTCTATTGTTGCTCTTACGGTATTTAAATCAGTAGCGGCCATTTAACTCTCCCTAATTATTTTTTTTAGTTGTTGCGGTATATATTGTTGAGTAAGTTGTTTTGCTTGTAGTTCGGGAAAACCTTTTATAGTTCCGCGTCTAGTTCTATATCGACCTTGCCAACTAGGGGGTAAATTAGTCCCGTAAATAACGGGCTCGGCATATTCTACGGGATTTATAATAGTCCCTTTAAATTTTTGTATATCGGTTTGCCAACCTCTAAATAAATTACCAGTATCTTGCGGGGTTGCTTTTTTAGCTCTTCTAGTCCAGTCCAAAGTAACTTTAGCCACTAGCTTTTGTACCGCTTCGGCCATAACATCATCTATTTGGTCTAACCTTATTTGTCTCGCCATTAGGACCTCAAAAATAATTCAAAATAAACAGCGGTATTTTCCTGCTCTTCGGTCACTACTCTTACTATTTGATATACGACAGAACTAATAACAACTTTATCTTTAGGAGTAGGTGTAAAAGTTAAATCTTTAGCGGCTACGGTAACTTTTTTATCTTCCGCTTGGATAAGATCATTTACCTCGTTATTATTTACGTTTTGAACTAAACCTTTAATAGTAACGTCGGTATTACTTTCACTAACAGTGCCGGTAGAAGTATCGTATGCCCCGTTTGTTATTTGTCTTATAGTAACGTCGCCGGTAAGTTTATTAACTACCCTCGAAGTAACTTTTCTTAGTCCCGAAGTAAGACCCATTAGACTAAATATGCGATTACGGTTCCGCTATCTAATTTAACGCTAGTAATAACTCCTTCTATAGCGGTATTACTTTTAAACTGTAAACCAGTAAGATCGCCCGATATATTTTCCGCTACTAAAGTATTAATAACAGAATCTTGCAAAGCTTTTATACAACCAAAACGACCCGTATGGGCGGCTGTATCGTTAATAATCTTTGCGGCGGGATAGTAGCTCATAATTAACTCCTTTTAATAGCTATGTTACTTGGACCGCTAATTCTTAAACCGGTAAAATACCTTTCGAATAACGGCGGCACTCTATCGGCACCGACCGCACCATAAAAATTAGGCTCTACGTCTAGATTACCAAGTTTTACTTTTTTGTAATCCTCTAGACCCGATAATCCTAACCCATCTCTATTATTGTTTAAATAAACCGCTAATATAACTTGAGCTTTTTTAACTTGCTCCGGTATCTCATCTTCCGCAAAATAATCTGTAGAAATACGAAAAGGAAATCCAACCGAATAAGTATTGATATAAGTATCAGGTTTTCTTACCCCCTGACGAGGCCATTGTAAAGCTTGCGTATTAGTAACCCTCGCACCGATAAATCTTTCACGGTCGATTCTTATCGTTGAGGTATATAACGCTCTATTTTTATTATCCGTGTTTGACCCGTCCCAAGCTGAGACATCATCATCTAATATTAAGCCTTCGACAATAGCGTTGGCCTCAGATAACGTAACGTAACTATTTGCTGACGCGTTGCCTACCGTCGCGTTTATCGAGATTGCCATTTTTTACTTTAGGTTTAGTTTTTAGTTTTTTTATAGGGGGTTTAGAAGCCACCGTTTTGGCAGCTTCTTGTTCCCTCATACGCCTAAAGGCGAACATACCCATTAACTAGATGATCCTTTAGAAACACCAAAGTTAATTACGATAGCTTCGGATAAAGATCCCCCTGACACGTTGGAAATAGAAATCTTAAAAGAACCCGCCGCTACAGCACTTACGGTTGCTAAGTAGGCACCCGCAGTTCCACCCGATGCGATAGCAATTTGTGGAATGTCGGTTGCAGTTACCTTGTCGTTATTAACTTGAAAAGTAACTTCCGCAGCGTCAGCCAAAGCCGCGTTATTAGTAGTAATAACTCCGGACTCTGTGTTTAGAGTGACAGCCGTAGATTTGTTTGTAGCTTGAGTTACGGACCCACCGTTAGTAGGACCGATAAGCTTACCGGCTGTAGCTTCGAAAATAGATGGCATAATAAATTACCTCTAATCTTGTGTGGAAACGTTAGTCGCCCTAACGATACCAATGTTCTTTGTCTCGTAAACTTTCGACCAGTTAGCTACGGTTGCAAGTTGTGTTCTGTTTGGGTTAACAGTTGTAACTGCCCATTTAGAACCTACGGGGTGATAACAATAATGAAGGTCAACCGCCATAGCGTCTGATTTAGCCAGAATATCTCTGTCAGTTTCAGTAGTTAGGCCGGCCTGTTCTCCACTAGCAACTGCACCTTGCGTAAAGAAATAAGTGCTGTACTCCGTAGAAGCTCCACTTCCTGTAGTAGAAACGTCGTCGGAAACAATAACTCTTAGTCCGCAATAAGTAGGCACAGTACCGTCGCCACCGTATGCCGGTGCGATAGTTCCACCACTCGCTGTAGCTGAACCGCCGTTACCGTCGGAAGCTAAAACGTAATCAACCATTTTTCGCTCAACCAAGTCGTAATATACTTTGCTGTGCATACAAACGGCTGTAAGCTTATCACCCTGATCGCCTAAAATAGAACGTGCTTTAGCAACGTGTTTAGGACTTAAGCCTGTAGGTGTATCTCCTGATTCGGAGTCGATAGTTAGGCCAAAGAAAGCTGAGTTACTATCGTTAGCGTTAATAGAGCCAAATACTCCATCAAGGCAAGCAAGTAAATCTTTTTGTCTTTGGTTAGCTATATAAGCACCAATTTTTTGACCGATAGCGGCCATAGGATCGGCACCCGATGCTAAAGCGGCTAAGTCACGAGATTCGAAAGCTCTACCACGATGTAAAATAACGCCAACTTGTTTGTCGGTAGAAATTTTACTAGGTGTTAAAGAACTAGAATCAGATAAAACCTCAAAATCTCCGGTTAGGTTCGCAGAGAAAAAAGGTACATTTACGAAGTCACCACCCTCAGTAGCATTTAACTCGGCCATAGGAGCGACCACACCACTAGCAAGGAACGAATCTCTTTGTGTTGTTTGCTCTATGACATACGGAGTAAAAATCTCTGGAATGATTAAATCGCTCCTCAAAACTCCCATGTTTTTAAGAAATAAATTTACGGTGTGGGCGTAACCCTATCTGGCTCGGCGTAGCTTTACCATTTGATATATATACTAGCGTGATTTCGCAACATCTCTCAACTTTTGCCAAAGTTCTTTATCCTTTAGGTAAATTTGGCGTTGTTCAACCAAGCTTTCGGTTTCTTTTAGAAATGGTTTTAGCATCTCTTCGCTAAAATTATCGTTAGTGGGTCTAGCTACGGGTGCACCGCCACCGGTTATAGTTTTATTTTTTAGTAAATAAGGTTTTTCTTTCTCTAATTTATTTTTTACAAACTCTTGTACCGGCAGTTGTTCATATCCGTCTACAACTACAGGCACCCCATCTTTTATCTGTATTTTTTCTTTAGGGACTAAATTATTTAAAACAAGTTCGGGGTCATGGGTTATTTCGGTCAAAGCTTGTAAAGCGGGCGTTATAAGTTCTAACTCTTTATTTCGAGCCTCTAAAAGTTCGATACGTCTTTTATCTTCAGCGGATCGATCGCGATATTGTTGCTCTAAAGCTTGTTTTGATTCCTCATATTTACCGGCTTTTTCTAAATCTTCTTGCTCTCTTTTTTGTTTAAACGCTAACAGACTTTCGTAATCGTCGGGAACGGCTTTTTCTTCTTTTTGATTTTTTAATTTGCCAATAAGCTCGTAATTTTTAGCTTCTAATTTTTTAACGGATTCTTTAAGAAGTTCAATCTCGTTATTATTATTTGGGGGCGTAGCCACCTCTTTGTTTTCTTCAGACATAAAAAAGTCGTAAACTAATTTAATTAAATATTAACTCCACTTTACACGATTAGCCCAATATGCCGCACTCGTTTTTCCTTTTGCAATATTTTTAGCGTGTCTAGCTTTAAAAGATTTACGTTTTGCTTTATCGGCATCGGACTCTCCTTTACGAGGCGGTTTAGTTTTTGCACCTTGCATTCCAAATCTTATTAATTTAAAACCGTCGCCCTGTTTTATTACTACGGCGTGAGACTTACCACTCGAATGATTAGGAGTTCTTATAGGTTTATCAACTCCTTCAAAAGTATGTCCTCCTCTTTTTATAGTCATTTCCCTTTTTTACGCATAGCTAATCTATGTGCGTCAGTAAAACTCATTCCTTCTCGCATCTTTCGTTTCATAAAATCCATGTGTTGTTTTGTATGCCCATGACTTTCTTGATGCTTTTTTAAAGTATTTTTTTGACGAGTAGTTAATTTCATTTTTTCTTCTTTTTTCTTTTCCTAAGTTTAGCAAGATCGGCGGCCGTTATTTTTCTTCGTGGAGGTGCTACGGCGGCTAATCTTCTTTGTTTTGCAGAATATTTAGAATAAGGCATTATTTTTTCCTATACCTTTTATAAATAGCCATATC